TGTTCTAACATTTGGTGCAGACCTTTTTTGCTGTCCATATCTAGGTGTAATAGAAGGAAAAGTAGCCATTATGCAAGTAATCCTCCTGGTCTTTTTTGCTGTATTAATTCAGATTGTACTGCAACTGATATAAGACGACCAAGCTCTCTGCTTTGTTGTTCATCACCTTCAACAGAAGAACCAGAAGCATCTACGTTAACTACCACAGTTGTTGAGCCTCCTCCTAAACCAGCTAGATCATGGTTAGGGATTATGTTTCCTGATTGATTTGGAACGAATAATTCAGGTCCACGTTCCCCTACAATATAAGGATTTCTCATTCCTACAGGACCACCATTTGCTGCATATACAGGAGTATTTTGAATATCATTAAGTGGAGTAGTACTAAAATTAAACATATTGCCGAATAAACCCAAAATACTTCTTTGGAGTTGCGTAGCTGCCAGTTGTGCAGCAGTGTCTATAAAGAAATCAGCTATTCTATTGAGCATATTTCTGAACGCATCTTGCACAGTCATTGTTCCTCTTACTACTCCCTTAAATGATTCAGCAAACGAATCTCCCATTACTTTTGATAACTTGACTGACTGTTCTGTTATATCGTTAAGCTCTCTCATCTTCTTATTTAATTCGTTCATACGACTGATTGCAGGATCGGCAGCATTTAATCTGTTTAGTGTTATCTGCTCTTCTAAATCTTTCTGTAATCTTAGATTAATCAGAGTTTGTTCTGCTCTTTCTAATTCTGCTTTACTTCCGCTTTCTCTTACAGCTTCTACTTCAGCTATCTGTTTTTCTATCGCAAAGTTTAATTTAGTTAATTTATTTCGTTGCTCTAAGACTATTAGTTCTTCTTCAGAACCTTCAAACCTTGCTTTTTCTATCTCTAGCTGTGCTCTAAGATCTACCTCGTTTTCTTTAAGTATTTTCCTCTGTAACTCAGCTAATTTTACAGTTGCATCAAAGTTTTTTACCTGATCTTTTAGTACTCCTAAATCCAACTTTCCTGCTTGTATTTCACTACCTAATCTTCTAAATTCAGCTTGTACTTTCCCTAGTTCTCCGCTTGCTGCAAGTTCTCTTGACTTCTCTTTAGTATCAAACCTTGCTCTCAGTTCATTTCTCTTTTTTAAATTTTCCTGTAAAGAAATTTCTAAATTGGTTATTTTCTCTATGGCATTTTCACGTTCAGTTATAGTCCTGTCTATAGTATCTGCCAAACTCTCCCCTTCTGCTGCTGTACCTCCTCCACCTAGTACAAAGTTAAGCATTTTCATAAATCCAGTTAACGGACCTGATGCTAATATTGCAAGTTCTGTTCCCAACTTAGTTGTTACTTTGGCAAACTCTTTAAATGCCTTATTCATTTCTTCAAGACTATTCGCACCACCAGCACCAAACTGCATACCAAATCTAGCTCTTGCAAACTGTCCTGCCGATGCTGTAAGACCTGCTGACTGGAGTATCTGAACAGAAGTAAGAATATTTTTATCGAATTTAGATAGCGATTCAGTTAATTTGTCTATGTTGTTCGCTGGATCGGCCAACGCACCACCTAACTCATTTATGCCATTAACTACATTAGTTATAGTTTGAATGATAGCTGTACCGACAATACCTCCTGCAAATCCACCCATCTGCCCACCTACAGCAGCACCGATTCCACCACCTAACGCACCACCGATAGCGGTTACTGGTCCTTGCCCGAATAATAAAGGAAAACCACCACTTATCAGTGCACTCTGGAAGATAGCACCGCCTCCACCTCTTCCACCTGTAGTAGGAGCATTGGCAGCAGCTATAGCTCTTGACCTTCTTCTATTTATTCTTTCCTGTTCTCGTAATATTGCTAATTTATTGTTTTCTTTTTTGATACCGTTTGTGAGTTCTCTGTTTAACCTTCTTACTAATCCAAATTCTCTTTTTCTTTGTGCATCTGTAAGTTTACCTAACTTAGTTCTTAATTTTGAAATATCTACCCCTTTCAACTCCAGCATATTTAGATCATGTGCAATTTTTAAACGGGTTGTCTGTTGTATGAATTTAGTATCAACATTCATAGCAGCCTGCCCAGCACCGTAGGTGTTAGCCATTTGTGGTCCGTATTGGGCAGCAGTAAATCCTGTTCTACCAGCCTGTTTGTTTAACGAAACTACTTTTTGCAGTCCTTTTATTTCATCGGCAACTAACTTGTTCGAGGCTCTTGCGGTTTCTAATCTTCCTTTAGCTGTGTGTCTAGCTGCATTAGATAGCTGTAATTTTTGTTTATCTACATTTACACCATCTTTTTCTAATTTCCTTAACTGTTCGCCTAACCTTCTGGTTATTTTCATTGTGGCGAATTTTCTGTCATCCAAAGCAAGCTGCTGCTTTTTAAGCATTACTGCTTTAGATTCAATTCTTAACGGAGTATTGAGCTTTCTTCTAAGAACATTTACACGTTTTTCCAGCTTTCCAAGCTGATCTATCGCTGGTTTAGTATTTAGCTTTATATTTACACTGTAATTCGAGGCAGCCACTTACTAAAAATTACTAGATAACACAAGTTTAGCGTATCTTACGATTCTGAGCTTGTCTTTTTGCTTTTTCGTGAGCCTTTTCTTCTCTTTCTGCCTGTATTCTGAAGTAAGCGTTCCAAGCAAACAGTTCTTGGGTAGATATTTTCTGTCGGAGTTCTTTATGGGTATAACCTAGTTTTTCAGCAATAAAAAACTGAAGAAACATAAAGTTGTCTTTCTCTAGTCTAGCTTTTTACGGCATCAGGGCTTTCCTCCTCGCCCATGCTTTGCATCTTAGTCATTAGATCAAGTAAGACAGATAGTGGAATTTCTCTTCTTAAGATTGGTATGTCTCCTGCAGTAAAAAGTTTCGCTCCTGACTCATCTTCTGCTTTTGTAACAATAACTTGTAAAGCAAAGTCAAGGTTTCCTTCCTCCTGACCTTTGTTCATAGCCAATAGTGTATTGTTTATTGTATCTCTGTCAGCTATTGTAAGAGGCGACCAAAACACTTTTAAGATGAGTTCTTTTCCTTTAAAAATGGAGTAACTACTACGTTCTTCGATACTAAAGGCTTGCTTTAGTTTGTCGATTGCTCTTGCTGTTGGCATAAAAAATTATATCTATTCTTGTAGTATAGCTTATTACTAATAATCAGCACCAAAACTTATATTTTTAGCTTTGAATGTTTCAGCTAATGCTAATGCTATAGCATCATTGTAATGTTGATTTCCCATATAAATTTTATACCAATCTGGATTTTTACTTGGTGGAGTTATTTCATCAACTATCTTTTCATGTTCAGAATAAGTCACACCTCCTTCAACTCCTACAGGTGCGGTAGCTCCTGGGTTATTAACAGCAAAACCAGCGTATTCAGCTTCATTACCTACATACATATCTTTCTCTAAAGGTACTTTTTTAGGTCGTTTTCTTTTTGGTAGTCGTCTGGTAGTTCTTATCTGATCGTATGCACTACCTGAAAAATCAGGGTCAGACATTACTTCAAGTAATGAGGCATCATAACCTTCTATCTTGCCTTCATCTATTTTTTCCCTTTTCTTAGACTTCACTACTGGCTCCACTGGAGTTTCGCTTATCTTCCAACTTGTAGCAAAATGCCCTGTCCACCAAGGACCAGCAGCTTGTAGATCTTGAACCATTGCAGAGGCTACCTTACCTCTGAGTCTTATCATGTCTTGCTCTAAATCTTTAGAAAGCTGTGATATGTCTTTATTAGGCATTGGCGGTAAAACTGCAACTGACTACAGATAGAAAGCGACTTTCTCTTTCTGTGCTTATAGAGGTTGGTCCAGCTATCTGGGATACACGAGGAGAAACAGAAAAAGTATCGGTATATGTGGATAAATTTACTGAAGTTAGTCCATCTATTACTGATTCAGCTATTTCGGCTGCTGCTGCTGTTCCTTTATTTTTAGGTGTCATAACACCACAGGTAATTGTTCCAGCATAATAATCCTGTGCTGCTCCTTGGGCTTGTGTAGTTGACTGAGTAAAATCCAAACTGACCATTACATATTTTTTCTTCAAACCTGGTTTTGTAAATGGAGTATTATCAAATACTACAGTAACTGTAGGATCAGCGTCTTGAACCTTATCTAGGATTGCTGTTTCAAATGCTGCTCGTGTATTTACTAAAGTCATTAGAACATTACATCAATACGGAACAAATACTCTTGCCCACCTTTTAGTGTGCGTATATCTGTTATTTTAGCTCCTCTTGTCGATCCAGAAAATGTAAGAGTTATCTCATCTTGGAGTAGAGGTTGATTGTCACCTATCAAGTCTGGAGTTATGTAGAGTCTCGCAACATTCTCCTGAAACCCAGATTCTTCAGTAGATTGTAC